TTGATTTCATCTGTGTACTTCTCGCGGGCTTTAGCCATAGCGCGCACATGATCGCCACCTGACTCAGCCGCAATCTTTTCTGAAGCGTCATTACCTAGAACAATGTCAAACTCTAGACCGACCAACTTAGCCTTAGTCACTTCAACGCAACGGCGCAAAATATCAATCTGATCTGCCGCCGCTCGCAATGTCTTAAAAGGAACAAGGCGTGTTTCAGTGATGTTGATGTTCTGAGCAACCTGGTACTCATAACGGCGTGGTTCAGGTCTGCCAGTGAGCGGATTAACAGGGTTAATAGCCGCCGCAGGGATCGGCATACCAGGACCAAAAGGAACTTGTGCGCTAAATGGTGCGCGTGGCAATGGGTTTACAGATCCATAACCTTGTTGCATAGCCAATGCACCCTGAGCCATCAAAGCGTCAGTGGCAATTGTGTTTGTACCAGCAGGAAGGTTAGGACCTTTTTCAATCTCACCTGTTGCTAATGCTCTTGCGATACGGTCACGCAGACCCATGTGTATCTCCTTTAGTGAGTTGGTTAGCCTTGAACTACTACTCTGTACTGGTTAGATGTTGGTGCTACTGAGAATAACAGAGTAATTGCAGTGGTGCTTGTATGCTGGACATCACACATTACTTCAGCGTATGGGCTGGAATTGTCATAAACAGGTACCTGGACATCTCTTGTTCCGAGATTGTGAGTGACTGTGTAAGAAGTTGCAGATCCATCTCCAACGCTTGCGTTGTATTTGCTAACAACTACGGCTGTATCAATAGAGAAACCGCTTGCGCCAACAGAAAGACCGCCACCTGAAGCAACTACACCTGTGAAGTTACTGCCTGTAAGTAATACACCGTTGCTGGCTGTATATGTGCCTGCACCTGAGAACTGATAAAAGATAACTGGTGTAGTACCAACTGTTGTGACCTTATCAACTACAACCCAACCAGTGTTGTCATTGACTGTACCGTTTTGGACAAAGAAGAAATCTCCACCATTGAGTTCAGCAGTTGTATCTGCGTCTGTGGCGCGTGTGAGAACTGTCTTTGCTGAGTTGATTGTGTAAACACCGTTATTAGCCTGGGTTGCTTCATTCTTAACAATGACGCGATCACCAGTGACAAGGGTGTAACCATCTAGCACTGTGAGAGCAACAGAAAGGGTAAGAGTTGCACCTACGCCTGATGTGCCGTTGTTATAGGTGACTGTTCCACCTGTTGTAGAAGCAAGAGTTGCTGTTGTAGCCGCTTGAACTGGATCGTGAATGTTAAGACCCTGGGCAACGCTATCTACATACGCTTTAGTAGAAGCATCTTGTGCGCCTACTGGATCTGCAAGGTTTGTGATCTTGTATGAACCCCATGAAACATCTGCTGTTGGCACTGTAAGTGCTGAGATGTTGATGGCGCTGTGAGCGGCGTTGTTGTGCGCTGGAGTTCCGTGTGTGTGGTCTGCGCGTGTAACGCTTGTGCTTGATCCATCTGAAGAAGATGATCCAAATGATGTTTGTGCTGTGACGCTACCAAATGAAGGCATAGCGTGTGCGTGATCTTCACGGGAAGGAGCAGATCCTGAACCTGCGGCGGCTGAACCACCGATAGCGAGAGATGTAGGAGTTGTGTTAGAAAGTGAAGGAGTACCGTGTGTGTGATCTGAGCGTGAGAAGTTTGTAGATGAACCATTGCCTGAAGATGCACCGTATGTTGTCTGCGCTGTTACAGTTCCAAAGTTGTCAATCTGTGTCCATGTAGAACCGTTGTCAAAATAAAGAAGATAGTTGTCTGTTGCAAAGTACAAACGCCCGTTTATACCTGCGGCAGGGCGAGCGGCTAATGTGCCTGAAATAACCTGTGACTCATTGAGAACATTTACCCATGAGTCATTGTCATAGAAGAAAAGAGTATTGCTAGAAGTGTTGTAGTAGATCTGTCCTGGTACGGGTGAACTAGGCGCGGTGGCTAAGTTCTGAATGACCGCATTAGAAAGTTCATTCTTGTTGAGGTCAATACCTACTAGAAATTTTCTTGCCATTTATGTACTCCTTAAATCACATAGGCAACGCCGCTAAACGCGCCTGTAAAAGTGATGATCATTTGGTTGGTAGAAGGATAACTGAAAGTGCCTTCACATTGCGTTCCTGCTGAGTCCAGGACAACAGCAGTTGGGTTGCCGCCTAAATTATGGTTAATAGTCCAAACGGCTGAAGGTGTGTTTTGAGTGTGGACATAAAAGATTTGTCCAGGGTTAAAAGTTCCTGGAGGTCCTTGTGGTCCTGGTGCGCTGACTGTTATTGCCTGTGGGTTATCAACAACAGTTAAATACTGAACTACGGGTTGAACAATTATTGTTTCATCAGCCATTGCGTGTTACCTGCGCATTTACGGTAGCAATTCCCTGGACTAAGCGTGTGACTACATAGGCTGGACCAGTGCCAGTAATCTCTAGATCATAGTTGTAGTTACCCGCAGTAATTGAGTTTGTTTGTGCGGCTGTTGCATGAACTGCCACTAAACCTGCCGCGCCTGTGATTGTTATGCCGCCGTTAGATGTGGTTAGCGTTAATACTGCCGTTGGATCAGCAGGAAATGAGCGTAGTTGCAAAGCGGCTGTATAACCTGTGATGTTTACAGGCGTACCTGCTGGTTGATCGTATGTGACATTGAAAAACCAATCAGCGCCTTGATCTATTTCTACATTGTATTGAACAGCCATTTATGCTCCTACTTCAGCGTTAGGGATAATCATAGCCGTTCCACACTTAGAACAATTGGTAAAAGATTTAGGCATAGGCAGACCACATTTAGGGCAAGTGTTGGAAATAAGATTGAAGTAATTACTTACAGTTACTTTGCCTAACAAATCGCTAAACGCTTGCACCATTGCATCAATACGGTCAGGTGAGTCTGAGTCATCTGTTGTCCATTGCGTCATCTGATCTTCTAATTGAGCAAACTCACCTACATGGTGGATACGCCCTTGTTCATACATTGCCGCTACTGGTTCTGCTCGCAATTTCTTACCAACATGTGCGCGGATCTCTCTAATTGGCAGACTGGATCTAACTTGCTTTAGAACTGCACTGACCATATCGCCGCCCTGGTTCACTTCTACCAGGACTGCATCTGCTTTATAGATGTCAAAGATCTCAACAGCCTTAGTAGCCCAATCAAGAGGCGATCCTTTGAAAGAGTAATCTCCCAGGACATAACCGTGACCTTCTGAGGTAGATCCGCAGACCACAATGCCCGTTTCATCTGAATTGGCGTTGTTAGTTACTGCTGGATCTACGCTTACTACGATCCTGGACATAGGCGGGGCTTTCTCAATGCGGTTACGATCTATAAGCCCGCGTGTCCACAATGCGCCTTCAATGTCATCTAGGATCTCACCATAAAGTTCCTGCCTACCCAGTCTTGTGCCGTTGTAACGCGCCTGGAGTTCCATCAAAGCGCGAGGGGCTAGGTTGGCGGCGTTATCAAAGGTAGATCCTCTTGTGATCTCCACAGAGCCGTCTGAGCGCTTTGCAAGCATAAGGAACAGGGGCGTAGATCTAGGTGTTGTGGTGACAATTACGCGGGGCTTCTTTCCCAGGCGTAAGCCAAACTGCAACTGATCCCAGGCATCTTGATAGCGCCATGCGCCTAATTCGTCACACCATGCGCCGTGATGCTGTGGACCACGGAAACGCTCAGGTTGATCAGCAGAAAAGAGTTTAATTCTAGATCCGTTCTTTAACAGGATCTCACCAATGGAGCGGTTGTAGTTCTCCAACATGCGGTAACGGTTGAGAATAGAAACTATGCCTGACTCACCTTCAGCGCAGGTATCTCTAGCGTCAGAGAATGTAGGAGCAACAACTGCCCATCTTGTTCCTGGCTGTGTAATTGCTTGCCAGGCGATTTCTTCTGCGCCTAAACGGGTCTTGCCAAAGCCACGCCCTGCAAGGATTAACCAGGTTGTCCAATCGCCATCAGGCGGGAGTTGGTTCGCTCTCGCTAGGCGGTTCTTCCACATGTATCTGCTCGCCTTGATCCTGGAGTTCAGTGACGGTGTATTGGTCACTTCCGTCTGCGGCAACAATTCGTTGAGCGTCAATAATTCGGGCGATTGCATCAACTTCTCTGTCAAGATCTGATCCGTCATAAGTGATTACCTCAGCCTGTATCTTTGTAGGAGCGTCTAAGCCTAATAGTTTTGCCCGCTTATCAATCACTCTCAGAATGAAGTCTGCGGCTCGCATGTTTCCCGCTACGGCGGGTTGCCAATATGTTTGTTGCAATGTGTCTAGGCGATCTAACTCTAATTCCCGTAATTCGTCTGTTGCTGGTTTGAGCGTCTTTACCATTGCGCGGTTGTAAGCCTTCAGCGTTCCTGCGGGTGACATTCCTACGCGTTCTGCGATCTGCCTCCATGTAAGCCCCTCAATACGCCATTCCACAATCTCCCGTTCACGGTCAATCTGATCAGGTTCAGGCGTTTTGTTTACCATAATGTGTTCACTATAAATTAGGAAACATTCTCCCGCAAATTGAGTACAGGTGGCAAAAGGTTACTTTTGGTTACTACCTAACACCCAACATTGAGCAAAATAAGATTACAAAGAAGGTTAGAACTACAAAAAACATTACTCCATCAATCGGGCTATTGCTCACACTTACACTCCTTGCAATCACATATACGACTAAGAATGTCATCTAAGATTTCATCAAACGGATCAGTCAATTACTGCGTTCCCTGTCTTAGTAAGGTTTAAGCGAGCATCTAAGAGATCATCAATAGAAGTTTCCAGGATCTGTTTCTTGCGCCAATCCATGCGGTTGCCTGTTTCATCAGTTTTGAGCATAGCGTAAACATGCGCCAGCGCTTCATCTAGTTCCGCAAGCGTTACTTCCCGCTCTATCGTTATCACACGGGAATGTTAGCGTTGATTACTCCTGCGGTACTGGCTTTAAGAAATCTAGCAACTGTTGAACAATTACCACATCACGCCCATCTATGTGATGGTGGTAATCGCCAGCAAATGCTTCAATCTGCTTAATTACATTTACCCGTTCTTGCGCTCTGATCAACGCAATCATGGTTTCAATGGTGTGAAGTTCAGCCACGGCTTTCGCGCTTTGACTTGTAATTTTCTACATCTTCACGGCGGTAATAAACATTACGCCCGCGCTTATCAACCCAGGTAAGAGTCTTGCGGTGCTGGATCTGACGCAAGTTGTTAATTGTAATTCCTAAAATCTCGCAAACTTCAGGCGCTGTTAATAGATCCTCATTTACCACGGTGCTTCCTCTTTCCTCTGAGTCTTTTGTAATCTAGGTACTAATCCAACTTCACGCGCCGCAATTTCCATGCTTGTGCGCTCTTTACCGTCTTTGTCTGTGTAGGTTGATTGCTTCATCTCGCCTACAACAAGAACTGCGTCACCCTTTTTAACGGTATCTACAAGTGCTTCTGCCTTTGCGCCAAATACCGTAACTCTGAACCAGGTGGTTTCACCGTCTTTCCATTCACCGTTTTCATTAGTACGCGGTGTGTAAGCCAAACTAAAATTGGCGTAAGCGGTGTTGTTCTTTGAAAACTTTAGTTCAGGATCTGAACCAACATTGCCTTTAACGCTTATGTTCATCAATCACCTTCCATCATTATCATTTCTGAGCCATCATCTTGAAGTAAGACAATAGTGCCGTCAGGTTTGACCATAGGAAAACTTTGTGGTTCTTCCCATGATGGGCAGATCCAACCCTTTTCTGTGGCATACGCTGGAGCAAGGTGGATACTATCAGTTTGTAAGTTATGACACCCGTGATGCACCATGATCAAATTTGCTGGCGTATCTTTGCCGCCCCTGGATTTTAGTTTGCGGTGATGTAGCGCCATGTTTTCAGGCAGACCAGGTAAACCGCATCTTTCACAATAACCGTTAGCCCTGACATGGACAATCTCAACTACCCGTTTGTCCATGCCAGTCCTAACCTAATACCAAAAATGCCTCTCCCACCAGTGTAATGCTTTACAGGGAGATCCGTAGCGACTTTTGACATAAACCAACCCACGCTTGATTTGCTCAGGCGCTGGAGTTTTTGGTGAC